GCAAGAAGCACGTTGATGACAAGGTGCTGGAAGAAGCGGGCATTAAAGCCATCGGCAAAGCCGAAGGCCTGAGTTTTATCGGCATTGAGCGCGGCCCTGAAGGTGAGTCGGGGATCCTGTTCCTGGCGGGCCCGGTCAGCAGTGACCGGAAAATACCCCGGATCGGTTATTACCCCGGCCAGCAGACCTGGCAATCCTGTAACCATGGCAAGTTCTGGCTGGGTTATGAAACCAGTAACAGGCCGGAACCGGCGGATCTGGTCCGTGAAGAAATGATTGCAGGCCACCAGGTGACGCTGGCCGACGGTCATGACTGGATGGTGCCACTGGCAAGGTCATTCCCGCACGGCATCGCCTTGCCGAAAGCGCTGGTGTTGGGGCCGGATGGGGAACTGGTGACTGAGTCGCTGCCTCAATTTGCCAAACTGAGCCAGCAGGCTGAGCAGGTGTTTGAGTCGCTGATCGGTGAGGCAGATGGCATCGAGTTCGCCGAGGGCTGGCAGATTGCCATGGATGCGCTGGCATTCAATTACCGTGTCAGCGACTGGGAAATGTCGGCCCTGAAAGCGATCAGTACGGACAATCTCGGCAAGGTGCTGGAAGCCATGATCGACTGGCCTGAAATCGTGGCCGCAGCGATGTCAAAAAAAAAGGACAGCGATACCGACAGTTCGAGCGATGGCGAGCAGGCTTGATTAAAGACTATTACCCAACTTATGCTGACATTTACTTTGAAATCATAAGCGGATAGCAATAGTGAATAAGGGATTAGAGCCAGCAAGCACTGAGTTGATTAACGAAATTCATGAACTAAATGGAAAGCTATGGGTGAACATGAAGCGCGCCCAAGCGCTCAAATTCTTGAGCGATATTAAAGAATTTCATGAGAGCCATGACGATCATAAGTGCCATGATTGTGGCGCTATAGTCTTTTGGATGAGAACCAAGTGTGGTCAATGTGGCGCAGATATGATGAAAGGCCGTCAGGAAATTAAACCAAGATTTAAGCCCGACACAAGATCGCAATGGCGAGTAAAACTAAGTTGTTACCTGAATGAAAATTATCCTAACTGGAAGCCACTGTTAATTCTTTTTATGGGGTCAGTGGTAACTCTTTGGGCGATATCAAAAATCATATGAACTGCTGAGGAGAAAATTTTGAAAAATTGACATCATTGGACCATAGGCATAATCTGCGCTTGTGGCGGCAAAATCCGTCACCGGGTTTGACAGCCCGAACTAAGGAGCGCACCAAGCCGCGCAAGCGGTTTTTTTATGCCTTATGGTGGGTGTGCGTGGGAGGCACTTCGGTGCCTGCCGGTTATCTCCTTAGTCGGTCTGTCAACCCGCGTACATCCATCACCCAATGATTGACAGCGTTGTGTGATGGTTATCAGTTAATAAGGAGATAGCCATGACTAATGAAGTTTCAGTTTTTCAATTCAACCAATCTCAGCAAGTAAGAGTTATTGTTCGTGATGGCGAACCGTGGTTTTGTGCAGCTGACGTTTGCCGGGTTTTGGACATTAAAAACGGTAAGCATCTAGTAAAATCGCGGCTTGACGCCGATGGGGTAGTTCAAGACTACCTCATAGATTCTATGGGGCGTCGCCAGCAAAACAATATGATCAATGAACCTAATCTTTATCGCTTGATCTTTCGTTCTGACAAAAATGAAGCCAAGCAATTTCAAGATTGGGTGTTTAATGATGTTCTGCCGCAGATTAGAAAAGCAGGCAGTTATCAGGGAGATATGCCAAAAGTCCTTTCTATAACGCACGCGCAACGAATGGAGCTCAAAAATAAAGTTGATCGGCTGCATACTTGGTTATATGACGGTCAGCAAGTTAGCCAGCCTTTTTACAATATGGTGCGGGTCAAATACCAAATCAAACATATTGAAGAGTTACCTCGTGTTCACTTCGATGAAGTGATGCAGCTTGCGGATATGATTCGCAAGAGAGTAGACGATGTTCTTGGTTTCATGATGGACTTCAAAAAGCAAATCATGAACGAATACATCATGGGCGGCGCACCATGGACGCCAACCATAAAAAAACATTGGGAACAACAGTTCATGGCATCACTACCAGAACGACCCAATTGGCTTGAAATGAATAACCAGCTCAAACATTGAGCAAAACCAAGGGCGCTACGGCGCCCTTTTTTATGGGCGTTAATAAATGGCTAAAGTGAAGTTCAACCTTGAGGCTGATGAAGCCAAGGCGGTAAATGCATTTCTGCGCGTGGTCGATGCACAGCAGAAAGCTGAGCGAAGCATGGGCGGCGTGAACAGACGCTCACAAGAACAAAACAAAGTATTCGGACAGCTAAACAGCAGCATCAAGGGATACATAGCTGGATTCGCTACACTAGGCACTGTTACACAAGCCCTAAGGATGTTTAATGAGGAATTAAACAGAAATGCAGAAATAATAAAGTCATCTGAACGGATTCGCTCACAGACTTTGTCATTGGCTGCCGGAGATAAAACAACAGCAGCGTTTCTGCGAGAGCAAGAGGAAAAGTACGCCACAACAGCAGGCGTTTCGCCAGAAAATGCCAGCCAGGCAGTTTTCAACATAAAATCAATATTCTCGGAAGACAAGATTGCTGAAGCCGTTGACTTCGTCTCGAAGGCTGACAGCTTTGTACGAGACTCGGGCAAGTTTGCTGAGGGCATTGGTACTGTCCAGAACGCGCTCGGTGAAGCCGAGACCGGCGGTGTAGCCCAGCTGGGTAATAAGATATTCGCTGCGGCGAATGTCTCGAAAACTGATCCATCCGAGTTCGGTAATGAGCTATCAAAAATTGCTAAAACCGGTGCCACAGTTGGTGGGAGTGACGAAATCCTATCTTCTGCATTAGCTATTGGTTCAGCAGGTCAAGCCACCACCGCAGAGGCCGGCACAAGAATAAGAGCCTTTTTGGTTGAGCTGATCCGAAATGAAGTTGAAGGCGCGACGCTCGAGGATAAATTCCAGAATGTACTGAAAAGCGGCATCAACAAACAAAACTTCATCAAAGACTTCGGTGGTGGCAATGAGGCTTTAGAGGGTTTCGCAATACTCAGTGATAACTGGGACAGAATAATCAATCTTAGCCAAAAATTAAAAGTTGAAGAAGGCAGAGCAGGAACACCCCAAAGCTTTCTAAACAAAACCATCGCGCTCAGAAATGCAGATCCAATATTGCAGGAAGCGTTCCGTTCACGACAACTGGAGCAGGAAGTCAACCAGGTGACTGAAAGCTTTGGCCTGCAAAAAATCGGCAGAGAGAATGCGGTCAAGCAGGCAATTGCTGATCGCGGCCGCTCAGGCGAGCTTTCTGTTGCCGGCAAGGTGACCATGGATGCGGTCGGTGCCGGCGTATCGATGCTGCCAGTCGAGCCATCAACAGCAGCAGGGGCCACTGCCGCGGCCGGCGAGTTTAGCGAATCACCAAATCTTGGTTTGCTGGCCCTTTCGCCGCTGGCCGGTGTTTTGGAGCGCCTGACCAGTGCGGTAGAGGCATTCAATAAAGCATCCGAAAAGCAGGAAAAAAACGCCAACAAACCGATGGCCCGCAACAACGGCATGGTTGAGTAATGACGACACCGGCATTTTATTACGACAGCGTGACTTATGACTTTGTCAGCCTGAAGGGGGAAGTGAACCCAGGCACTGGTCAGCAGCTGCAGGAGTTGACCCGTTCTGGTGTGGATGGGGTGGCATTCCGCCGGGTCGGGCGCCGAGGGTATCCGTTCCGGATGTATTCGGTGCGTGATGTCGTTAACGAGGTGGCCGCGCAGGATCTGATTCATTACTACAAGGAGATGCAGGGGCAGATCATCAATATCACCGATGAGCTGGGCAATGACTGGTACAACGTGATCGTGCTGAATGTGCGGATGCAGCAGCCGAAATATGCGACAGCCATATCCGGTGGGCTGGCCGGCGTGTCGAGTGGCTTGATTGTCCGCGCTGATTGGACGCTGCAGATGACGGAGACGTCATGGGTGTTTTAGTCACTGAGGTCAAGCAGATCGGGCCGAACGGCTGGCGATTGAGTTACCAGAGTGATTTGCCGAACCCGACCTTTTATATCTATCAGGATGGTTTGCTGGTCGATACGACCAAGGCGACGACGCGGGTGCTGAGTGTGCCGGCGGGCGAGAGCCTGGTGGTTGAGGTGCTGGATGATCCGGCTATTAAACCTGAGGCGGCTTTCCCGGGCCGGTTGACGCTGGGCTGGTATTCGGTAGCAAACGCGGCGTCTTATCGCATCGAGGAATATGTGTCATCCAGTTGGGTGCAGCGAAAACGGGTGGTTGAATCCGGTCGCGGCTATTACCAGTGGAAAACGCGCTGGCTTGAGGATAGTACGGTGCATCAGTTCCGGGTGGTGCCGGTCGGTACCAACGGTAATGACGGCGATCCACTGGTGTTTTCGGTGCTGATGGTGCGGCATCCGGACCCGCCGGATGTGAGCTACAGCTACAGTGCAGCGACGCAGACAGTGACAATCAGTTAGTTCAGGCCCCGATTCCGGGGCTTTTTTATTTTTGAGGGTGTGAACATGCCAGATGAAAAAACGCATGCCGATTCGATTCGGCTGTATTTGACGGGTGCGGCTTCGGCAGGGGCCTCGCAGGCTGATCCGAATGCGTCGCTGGGCGGCTTCCGCAGCGGCAATGAAATCACGCATCTGGCTTATGCGGTGAGTAACCCGATCAGCAACCTGACCATTGAGTTTCTGGCCGGTGCGAACGGGACCGGCAGCGGCACGATCACGGTGACCGGTGATGACACGTTGACCTGGACACCGCCGGGCGGCAGCGCGGGGCCAGCGGTGACGATTCTGGATAGCGAAACCAAGATTCTGGAAGCTGCCGGCGCGCCTGAGAAGTTTATCCGCGTGACCCGGACCAGCACGGATCCGCTAACCGGCACCGCGACGCTGACATTAACCGATCAGTTTAACAACGTGATCGGCATGGATAACGTATCCAGCGCCGAGGCAGCAGCAGGTGATACTGAGTATCGCGCGATTATGCTGCGCAATGAAGCGGCGACCGAGGTCAAAAACGTCAAGATTTATATCGGTACGCTGGGCACGCAGCTGACTACCGGCGGCACGCAGTTAGGTGCGTCCGGTGGCGGCACAGTGTCACCGGCGGCGGGTAACTTCAACGACTGGCCCGATTCGGGCTTTGCCCGCATCGAGGACAATGCCGGCAACCTGAAAGAGATCGTGTATTACTCGAGCCGTACGTCTACGGTGCTAACAGTGCCCGCAGCGGGCCGTTCCCAGCTTGGCACCTCTGCCCAGGCAGGCGCAGCAACGGATGTAGTGTATCCGGTCCCGGGATTGCGAATTGCGACAGAAACGCCAGCCAGCAGCGAGATACAGGAGGTAGCGAACGAGTCAACCGCACCGAGCGGGGTGACGTGGCGAACGGCTATCACGGCGGCCAACGGCATCGATGTAGGCGACCTTGCTGCTGATGGTGAACTGGGGCTGTGGTTTGAGCGCAGTGTGGTGGCCGGTGCCACCGCAGAGGCCTCGGTTTTGAACATGATTAAATTCAGTTTTGATGCGGCATGAGTAGCATATTTACCTTTGCTGACAATGTGCTGGGCCAGCTGGCCGGTTCTGTCTCTGTGGGTGCGACATCGATCACGGTCGGGTCGTCTGCCGGTGTGAACAACCCACCGCCGGATCCGGATGGTGGCATTGCCTGCCTGACCTTGGTGGACAACCTGCAAAACCCGACCAAGCTGGAAACCATTTACTACACCGGTCGCACCGGTAGCGGGCCTTATACGCTAACCGGCGTCATCAAGGGCCGTGAAGACACGCCAGATGAAAGCTGGTCGGTGGGTGATTATTTCTACCAGGCGCTGACCACCAATACCCGTTTCGGGCCGCTGCTGCACCCCAAAACGATTGATCAGGATTTGCATGTGCCTGACAACTACAATGCGGCGCTTGTTGGCCCTGTTGGCCCAGGTGCGGGCAAAACCTTTTCAGTTGGCGCTGATGCGACGCTGGTCGTGCTGGGAGATTTAAATGAGTAAAGTTGTTGCGAATGAAATTGAGCCATTTTCAGGCGATGATTTCACCATTAATGCCAAAACCAAAACGGACACGCTGAAACCCATCACCGGCGACCATATTGATATGGAAGGCAAGGGGTTTTCGAACTTCGAGATTAAGGATGTCGCCGAGCCGGGCAGCGTGATAGCAGATATCACATCCGGCGTGTGCACGCTGGATTATGAACTCGGCGGCGTGCAGACAGTCAGCCTGACCGAAGATATCACCAGCTTCACATTCAGCAACTGGCCAAGCGGCAAGGGTGCCGGCATGACCCTGTACTTCGAGCAGGATGCCACCGGTGGCCGCAGCGTGGATTTCAGTGACTTCCGCACGCCTGGCGGCAATGGCGTGGCGATTGCCAGTGATGCTAATGCGGTGGATGTGGTGAGCGTCATCACCAAGGATGGCAGTACGTTTGATGCGGGGCTGGCGATGGGGGCTTTGGCGTGACGGTTGGGGTGGCACAGCGGGGGCTACAGGCAATGGTGGGGGTGGCCAGCGGCCCCGCAACGGCTATTCCTGTGGTTACTGGTATACATGCAGTCGATCAGCTATTTGATTCAGATATCGTAGCGTTGCCTGAAGGTGCTTCTGCAGGCGATCTTGTAATAATAGCTCGTATTGATATGAGGAACAATATTGGTGGTTGGAATTATGAAAGTATTCGGAATAATACATTTGGCGATTTGGCATATCGCTTTTTAACAAGTCAGGACATATCTAATGGACAAGTCACATTTTGTACTGGCGCCGTCTCCGAAACAGGAGCCGTTGTTATAACAATTAATGGAGCAGACCCGCTATCGCCAGTTGCAGAGATGAGCGTATTGGCTGATTTAGCGGTCGAAGGCACTGTGCCGAGCTATGAAGTAATTACTGCGGGGACCTTAGCTTTGGCTGTGGCCGTTGGCACTACTGATGACAACGAGACGGTAACTTCTCCAGCGAACTCCTTATCAAAACCTATTATTGCATTTGCCGGTATTGCCACAAGTAGCCTTAATGGTGGTGCAGCGGCAATAGCGGCCGTCGAAATGGAAGATGCAGGGGAGACTGGGTCTTTTGACTTCGGAGGTTCTGGCCGCCTTCCTTATGGGCGAATCATTGTCATTCAGCCGCCAGGAGATTAACTGATGCATATTAGAGAATCAGATAAAAAAATTTTTTCATCTTTACCTGCCATTTATAAAAAACCAGAAGGCGGCACCGTTTCTGGCTTTAACAGATTGGGTAATACTGATTTGATAGAAAGATTCGGTGTTTACCCAGTCGCAGGCGAACCGACTCTCGCCTGGTGGCAAACGAAGTCCGACCCTCAATATACCTTCACTGAAACAGAGGCACAGGTCAGCTACACCCTCACCGATATGCCTTTTTCTGACCGTCAGGATACGCTTATTAACCAGGTGTACTCTCAGGCACGCTCACTGATTGAAAGTCAGGAGCAAGGCTATGCTCAGTCAGAGATTGCAACATGGCCGATGATGCGGGCTGAGGTGAAGCAGTACAATATTGATGCCACAGTTGGGCCGAATATGCAGTTAGTTGTGGATGAGGGCACTTATGATGCGGCCAGTTTGGCGGCCATGCTGACACCGAAAGTGAACTTTTATGATGCGGTGATTGCTGAGCGCAACAACAAGGTGCAGGCAATCAAAGATGCCGAAGATCAACCAGACTTGGATTTGATTGATATTGCTGCCGGCTGGCCAACGATTGATGATGACTGATGCTTAACCGTGCGCCTTTTAACCGACTGCCGATAAACAGCGCGGCAGAATATGATCTCAAAATCACGTATGACGTTCATTTATCAGGGTCGGCGGTTCAATATAATGCATCCGAGCAGTCGCTTTATGGTCGTTATGGCATTGTTTATCTGCGCTTTGAAGAAGTTGAAGCGCGTGGACATGCCAGCCTGTTTAAAAGCTTTGCGGCTGATCAGGTAGGCGCTTATGGTTTGCGAATCCAGACCTATGATGTGGATCTGCTGGGTGCCAGCCGCTGGTATTTAAATTACACCGGCAGTGCCAGCGGCAAAGCGGTATTGCTGCGAACCGTGAACGGTGAAATTGCCCGCGGCGCCTACGGCATCAGTGGAGCCACTTATTCGCAGGTGATTAGCGGTAATTTCTCGGTGGCTTATGAGTCTTACCAGGCCACAATGGTGGGGCTGCATGAGCTGCAGGGTTATACACCGCAGTCCACAGTGCTTCGCGGTGCGGCGTTACAGCTCAAGACTTATCTGAATGAACAGCGCGGCTTGTCGCGTATGGCGAATGACAGCCTGGTGGCGTATGAGCTTTATATTGGTGTTGATGCCGATCCGGACTTTGATGCTGCCCCTGATGAGACATTTACATCGCTGCCTTTTGAAACCGATGCCTTGTCTGTTGGCAGCACGTATCACTTTGTGTTGCGCCAGCGTAATGCGTGGGATTTGCAGTCGAAGAATGTACGCAGTTGGTCGGTGACGGTGGATGATGCCGGCGGTGCACTGCTTGCACCGGCAGCAGTGAGTGAACCTGTCATCAGTGCGGCTGCGGACGGCCGGGCGCTGCTGACGGGTTATTATGATTATGTGGCTGATGAGAACCGGGCCGATCAGTTTGTTTTATTCATCACCGCCGATGGATCGGAGCCGGACATTGATAATGACACGCCGGTTTATGTATCGATGACCAAGGCTGACGGCCGCGCCAAGCTGAAGTACCTGACCTTGCCTTATGGTGATGGTTTCACGGTGAAGGCGCTGGTGATGACGCGTCGTGCGGCAGATGACGCCCTGAGCCCGGCCAGCAGTGTATTGGAAGTAGTGACCAGTACCGATGGTCCGGTGGCGCCATTAGGTAGTGCCTTATTCGGCCGCGTGGCCGGACAGAAGTAATTCCCCGAGGTTTTAATGACAACAGTGCAACTGACCGGTGACCGCGGTGCGGTGATCTTTGGTGCTGAGTCTTTGCTTGTGCAGGTGAAGCGCCGCTGGGCCGATGACTGGCAGACGATGCCTTATCTGACACCGCTGTCTGCGCAGTTATCTATCTCGCCAGATATGCCGCGTGCTGATTTTGTTTATCACTATGGGCAGATCAAGCGCGAGGATAACGCCGAGTTTATCGACTTTGATCCGCTTAACCTGTCGAACTGGTATGTGCGGGTGTTGATTGATGATCAGCAGGTCTTCGTTGGCATTTTGATGGATGATCGCTTCGATTTGCTAGGCGCGCTGAATAATCAGCCGTCGGGTGATCAGGCAATGACGGCCTACGGACTGGAACATTTGCTGGACCGCGCTTCTGTTCTGGGGGCTGTAACGCTTGGCGGGGTGATTTCGCACACACCAACTTTCAACCTGGTTGAAAACTACGGCGGTGCAGTACGCGGCAACCGCAGTGATTCGCTGGTTGATGGCGTGTATGTGTTTGCCAATAATGATGCGCGCTGGTCGAATCTGGATATTATTCACTATGTACTAGCCCATCATACTGACTTTGGCTTTGAGATTGATTTGTCTGGCCAGTTTGATGTGTTGGCTGATATTTATGGTGCCTATTGGTTTGAGGGGCTGACGGTCCGGCAGGTGCTGGATAAGTTGATCGACCGTCGCCGCGGCCTTGGCTGGTATGTGTGGTCGGATGGCAGCACGGTGAGCATTCATGTGTTTACGGTGTTCGAGCGTGATATTGGTCTGGGCGATGTGCAGATTTCAGGCAATCCGCAGCAGGTTGAAATTGATGCCGATACGCTGGATGTGCAGGAGGTCACTATCTCCCAGTCCGAGAGTCAGCTTTATGATCGCATTGTGGTTCAGGGCGCCCGAGCACGTAGTGTGTTTACGGTGTCGGTTCAGGAAGGTTCACTGAAGGCCGCCTGGTCCGCCTCTGATGAGGCAGCATATAAGGCTGTTGCCGGTGCGACCAATGAGGAGCGCGATGCGGAGCGGGAGTCTGACCGCTTTGCGCCGGTTTATCAGCATTTCACGCTGGATGAAAACTGGAACGAAACAGCCAATGACGGCCAGGGCGGTGATCGCCTGCCAGTATTGCCGGCATTTAACGATCTGGCGCAGCTGCAGTCTGGCAGTTCACCGGCGATGCAGATCCGCAGGCCATTCAATCGTACGCTGCCTTTTTATGATGAGAATGGCGACCCGGTTGCGCCTGTTGTGATCGGGCTGGCCAGCCCTGAAAGCGGCGATCGTTATGTGCAGCTGGATGGTGCGGGTAAGGTTTTGGGGCAGGCGAAGTCGCTGGTTCGCATGATGGATGAGAAGCCGGGCATTGTTCTGCGTGCCGGCATTAACCACGCGCTGGGGCTGAATCATTTCGACCCGACAGCGAATGGCAGCGACACCAAGCCGGTGGTCGATTATGAGACGCTGCTGGCCACGGTGAGCATTGAGACAGATACCCGTCCGTCAGTGGATGTGATGCTGAATGCAGACACGGACAATGCCCGGGTCTTGGTGCTGACGGTGCATGATGCTGAGTTCTGGTATGTCACGCCCGACACGGTTCGCGGTGTTGAGAACGGACAGTTGCAGCGTGAAACCGGTGGCGCCGTGCGTGATGATACGGATAAGCTGCGTTACCTGGCGGCGCTGGCAACAGGCTGGTATGGCCAGAAACGTTCGAGCATCACGTTGACAACACGCAATCTGCCATCAAACCTGAGTCTAGGCTCACTGGTGACTTCTGCCGCCAGTTCCTGGCACAAGGAAAACATCGGCACGGTGCTGAGCAGCATTGATTATGATTTTGTTGGTCGGACCACGACGATACGCACCGGCTATGCTGAGCTGGATCTGCAGGCGATGCTGGATATTCCCGGCATGTCTGATTTTCGCAGCGTTGGCCGGGCCTTTAACCGGCAGCAGGCCCAGCTGCGGCAGATAACTGATCGGCTGGCGAATATGCCAGTCCGATATGCTATGTCAGGTTCAAGTGGTGAGGGAACAGATGAAATCGCGGCTGTTGACTTCATTGTTGATAACTTTGATCGCGGTGATGCCAATGGGCTAGGTAGTTATTGGCAGAACTCACTTAATAGAGTGCAGATTGTTGATGGTGCATTAAGGCAGGTCAGCGGATCCACCAATACTTTCGGATTAAGTTTCTCGCTGAACCGCAATATTTCTCAGCAAAATGCCTCTGATGGGTTGGTTTATGTAAATGGGGTTCAGCAGGGTGGTAGCCGTATCACATATGCATCAGCGTTATCTAGAGCGCCGGACAGCTTTGAAGAAAACTTATATAACTATCAGTTGCTGAGGCCAGGTGAAGGTTTGGCTTCGAGTGTGGTTTCTTACACCCGTGAGCTCACAGACAGTGATTATATTATTGAGCTTGAAATCGAAAGCGCAACAAAAGAGGGGCAGGCAGGTAGCTCGACTCAAAATTATGAGTTGTTTGCCGGAATATGCGGCCTCGCCTTTTCAGGTGTGAAAGATGACTCAGGGGCGATTAGTTTTGACCGTTGTGGCTTTGATTATTGGGGGCAGGCAAACAGCCTGACTTATGAGGCCCCAGCAATTAGCTATGTAACACAGGCCCTTAACAGTGAATATGCGATTGAGTGGGCAGATAGCGGTGTTGGCGATATAAGTGAGCAGCTCGTCGGGTCGGCATCACGAACATTGAATGTTGCTGAGCGAACCGGTCAGATGTCTGGCGCCAGTGCGAATTTCAACGCTTTTTCTATGTACACACTGTCTTTCGACGGCGCGTTGATCAGTAAGAAAACTATTGAGCCAGAGGCGGTTTATCTGAGTCAATCAGAAAGTGATGAGGTTGATATTCGTTTTGACACTTATTCATGGTCTGTTGATATTCCCGATAAACCGGGGACGAGTAATTACTTTGTTCGTGGGTATATGGGTGCTCCAGAGCCTGACGGTTACTCAAGCAACACGCCGTCCATTTTCACCATTAATACCTCTAATTCCGAAGTCAGTTACACCGCGAGATACATCAGTAACGCTGAGGTTACTTATGACTGGTCGACGCTGAGTGTTTCTGGAGGCAATGTTGAGGCTGTTAACCCGGCAACAAACAAGCTGAGATTGAATGTTTCCGGTAATTCAGTGAGCGCTTATCTGAATGGTGCTTATCTAGGCATGAGCCAGTTAAGTGCACCCGTTGCAGGAAAGCATGTCGGGATTATTTCCAGGCTAATTCAATCGAATCTCGCCTTTTATAGCGGTCTAAAAATAAAACGCTTTAAAGCCTGGCGTTCTGACATTCCTGAGCCATCTGATAACCAGTCAGGTCACGGCACTTATGACGCCGACGGTGGCGGCTTCAATTACACCGATGGCTACCACGTGCCCGACGGCAACGGCGGAATAGTCTACGACCCCACTGCTTTGGATTAATCAATCAGCCCCGGTTCCGGGGCTTTTTTATGCCCGGAGGTTTTATGGAACAGGCTGTTTGTGAGCGGCAGGAGACCGTCATTCTGACGCATGGTTTTAATGTGAAAGATGGTGGTGCCGGGAGCATTGACAAGTTAAAGCCGCACCTCAGTGATTTCCGGCTGCTTGAGGCTGATTATGGCTGGTTTGGTCTGCTGAGTGTTCGTCTCTACAACGACAACATCGCCAGAATGATTAAAGGCATGACGCCAGAACAGTCCATCGGCATTGGTCACAGCAATGGTTGCACGTTGCTGATGAAGGCCTGCGAGTTCGGTGCCAGTTTTCGACACCTCATCCTGATTAATCCGGCGCTGGACAAGGACACGCAAATCCCAATGCAGGTTGATCGGGTTGATGTGCTTCACAACAACTACGACAACGTGGTCACGGCCTCGCGTTTCCGGCCCTGGCATCCATGGGGAGAAATGGGCAGAACCGGTTACCGCGGAGAAGATCCCCGCGTTTTCAACCACGAGACTTTCCACCTGTTCGGCGTCCAGGGTCACAGTGAAGTCTTTTTCAAAGCCGCTGATCTGGGCGAGTACATCAATATGCTGATTGAAGAGGGGCGACACTGATATGTATGCAGCTGACTTTTGGTTATTGGTAGCCGCTATCTCCGGCGGTGGGATCTGCTTGCTGTGTGGGTTAATTCTCGCCGGCCGGTTGAAACGTAAAAATAAGGATGATCTGCTATGAGTAGCTGGGAGAAAGCACTGCCGTACTTCCCTGAACATGAGCTTGCTTGCAAAGGGACCGGAATCATTAAGTTGGATATGCGTTTCGCGGCAGCATTGCCCCAGCTACGCCTTGCATGGGGCGGGCCATTAACACCGACCAGTGTTTGCCGTACGCCTGAGCACAACCAAAGAGAAGGAGGTCACCCGAACAGCCTTCACTTAACAGAAAACCCGAAGCACTGGACACATGGGGCCATGGCCGCTGACCTCAGATGGTATGACTGGTCCGATGAAACCAGACTGAAGTTCGCCAGGCTGGCATGGTCACTAGGTTGGGCTGTTGGATTAAATGATGTGTTCATCCACATTGACCGGCGAACCGATATTGGTTTGAAACAACAAGTTTTCAACTACGGTTCAGACTGGTCCGGCACTTTCGGTGCGCGTGAAATTCAATCCGGCCAGTAAAAACGACAGCAGATAATTGCACCATTCACATCTAAGGCGCTGAATCCACTGCGGTTAGGTGTCTCCCCCTGGGCACCACTTCCCATTATCACACATCACCGTGTATTTTCTCAAAACTCCGCAAACTGTTGCGGTGTCTAGCTCTCCGGCTTTTTCTTCTTTGCCTTTATTCCCACAATGCTTCACAAAAATTCCGTTTTAGGCGTATATTTTTACACCTGACTGCACCAAAATTGCACCAAGGATTTGTGAGAATATGGCCACCTATAGTAAGCGCGGAGACCGCTGGCGTGTGCAGGTTACCGTCCATGGTACACGCAAAAGTAAAACATTTCCGACTAAATCTCATGCGCAAGCCTGGGCGCGGATGATGGAGCGCGACCACGCCGACATTCAGGTGGGCATGATTCCGAACAAGACGGTTAAGGATTTGCTGGACCGTTATGATCGAGAGGTGTCTGTTCACAAAGGCGGTGCGCGGTGGGAGCATATCCGGCTTTTGAAACTGCAGCGTGATCCGATTGCTGACATTGGTACCCGGGAACTAAGCCCGCAGGATGTGGCTGATTGGCGGGACCGTAGTTTGAAGGCAGGACTGTCAGGTTCGTCTGTGAATAGAGAGTGGGCATTGTTGAGCGCGGTGTTTGACCGGGCTATTCGGGAGTGGGGGTGGTTGAAGTTGAACCCGATGAGGATGGCGACCAGGCCGAAGTCAAACCCGGAGAGAAAGCGCAGGCCGACCCAGGATGAGATTGATAAGCTGCTGGAGGTGATGCAGTTTGATGGCGCTTATCCGGTTTCTGTGGGGCAGCGCCTGGCGTTTGTGATGCTGTTCGGTATAGAGACAGCCATGCGAACGGGGGAGATGTGCGCCATGCGCTGGCAGGATGTCAGCGAGCGCGTTGTGGAGATACCCAAGACAAAGAACGGTGATGCGCGAACGGTGCCGCTGAGTCGTTATGCCCGTGAGCTGATCGATACATTTCGTAAAGATGATCAGCAGCCGGATGACCTGGTGTTTGAGTTAAAACCATCACAGGTCGACGCGAACTTTCGGAAGATGCGCAAGAAAGCCGGCATTGATGATTTGCACTTTCATGATTTCCGCAGAGAAGGCACAACCAGACTGGCCAAAAAGGTCGATGTGATGACACTGGCAAAGATAACGGGTCACCGTGATGTTCGTATCCTTTTAAAAACATACTATGCACCAAAAATGGATGAGGTGGCTGACCTGCTGGATTAGTGCTCACGTTGCTTGAGCAGCCATTGTTGAAATTCTTCGCGTAGCCAGAACCGTTTACGGCCTATTTTCAGGGGTTTTGGGAATCCGGGCTCTTTTGTGATCCGGTCCTTAACATGACGAACGCTGAAGCCCAGTTCCTGGGCGATGTCTTCGGCTTGAATTTTGTTGGGTAATACCATAGTGCGTGTCTCTTTTATTTTGCGAAGCTTTGAGCAGCGCGGTGTATGCGCGCGTTAAACCATCGACGGATGACGTAACTGCGGATCAGGCTTATAAAGGTGAACCAAAGGCCGATCAGCATGTTGTCATGCAATGGGATGTGAATATCGAACAACGGAAAGATGAGTAGCTGGCTGGCCAATGCCACGCAATAGCCAATCAGAATATTGATCAGTGATTCGATAAACGAGCTTAGTCTTGATTGCATAACTCAGCCCTTATCTGCCTGCTGGCGTTGTTGGTTGGCGTTGGTCAGGGCTTCTCTTGCAATCTCTCTGACCGCATCCATTCTGTCCGGCAATGTTATTACCCAGTCGCAGTCACGCAGTTTTTCCAACGCCTCAACCAACTGCTGATTTATGGCTTGGAGTTGTTGCTGTTGTTTCCATGCGCTTTGCAGTTCGCAAATCAAGCACGGCTCATCATCAGGACTGTCGGAATGAAACAGACCGGTGTGTGGAATGCTCGCCTGGCGGATATGCTCATCGCACAGCAGGTATCTTTCTTTTAATTCACTCATTCACATCACCTCGCTTAGCATTTCTGAGCGCCTTACTTTCTCTGTGCCAGATGCATTGCCACCATCCGCCTTTTGTTAGCCACATCAGTTCAATGCCTGGCTCAATCCGAAGCCATAACCGCCACAATCTAAAGTTGTATTTACTTCCCATCACATCACCTCAATAATCCGGTCTTTGTATTTCATTTCCAGCCAGTCTTGCTTTGCGGTTTTTGTGGCGCATCTTCGCGTCATGTCCGTTGTGGCATTTCTGGCAAAGCGCTGCCAAGTTAAGCAGGCTTGCTGCTTCTGGCCTGTGGTCATAAACATGCGCACAGGTAAGCACTACTTTGCTGCCGGTGATCGGATGAGGCTTCCCGTTCTCTGCCCCGCACCACTCGCAATGATTCTTTGCCCTGTAAAATCTGACGAACCTACTTCGTAGCTTCCAGTCCTTCGGGTAGCGTTTTTTCATTTCTGGACGAATCGGCACCGGCTCACCTCAGCAAGTCGTTTTGATTCGACGCAGCAGCTTGCAGGTGCGGTTTAGATTCCTGCCGTATTTGCCTCTGCGCGGTGGCTGGTAGCTATGCGCTCTGTTAAATGTACTGATGGGACGAGTCATCATTTCACCGCCAATCAGAGCCAGTGCTTGTGTGAGTTCTGCTTTTCCGATCATCACTTCACCTCTTGGTCGAACTCATCAGCCATGCTGTTGAGCTTGCTATGAACATAGTTGGCAATGCGTCTCAACTTCCCTGCAGCATCATCTGGATATTCATGCAGGCCTTGCTTGCAAATGTGTCGGTTGGCAGCCTGAACAATCACATTGATGACGTGGAGCTCCTCATCGCTTTCAAAGACTTCATATTCTTCAACTGCTGTCTCAGCCATTGTTCACCGCCTTTGGCTTTTCCTGCTGGATGCGATCGTAGATTTCTTCTCGATGCACGCTGACATCCTTGGGTGCATCAACACCGATTCTGACCTGGTTGGCTTTAACGCCGAGGACGTTGACTACAACGTCGTCGCCGATGATGAGTGATTCGCCTACGCGTCTGGTTAAGATCAACAATTTCCTATCCTCCTACAGATTTTTGCTGTTTCAGTTTTTCCCTTCTTTCCTGCTCCCTGAGTCGGGTACAGGTTCTGCACTGTCTGCCACCCCTTCGGGTGACATAAGTGTTTTCTTTCGTGTATTCATGACCTTTTGGGCAATGTGTTTTGGCAGCCTGGCCACAGCGGCCTTTGCTGATTTTGTCCTGCATGTTCGCGGTATGCGTGCCAATGAATAGATGGGCGGGGTTTACGCACAGAGGGTTGTCACAGGTGTGGCAAACACACATTCCCCTTATGTCACCGCCAGATGGAAAATCACCGTACTGCATCATCCATGAATACCGGTGAGCTGACATGTGTTTCCCACCAACCCAGAATCGGCCATATGGCACTCCATCTTCACTCCGTGTGCTGCCTTTCCAGTTCCAACACTGATGGGCTTCTTTAATATCTACATGGCACCAGAACCGCTCATGAGTAAGCATTTCCCGGTTGCTCTTTTCTGTAAGCGGCTGACCCTTCCTGTCACGCTTCCAGTGCTTGTTGCATAAACCTTTGGCCTTGACTGGGCTTTGGCAGCCAGCTACAGAGCAGGTCATCCTTCTTCCTCCGTTTCCTCTAACTGCTGGTGATTGCACCAAGGGCAATATTTAAGCGTTTCGTCACCTAGCTCTTGCCTTGCTTCAAACTCGTGATGACAGGCTGTGCATTTGTAGTGGCGGGTGGTCATGATGCTTGCCTTGTTTGTGTTAGCTGAACAGTGCTGCCGGTGTGCCGGAGCTTGCCGTCTGTTACCAGCTGCTCGATGGCGTCATCGATGCGAACGTGACTCCAGTAGCGGCGCTTGCCGGTGCTGTCTTTTTCGAACACGCGAAAGCAGGTGTGAAGCTCAATGGTGTCGATACGGCCAACGCAGTTGCCGTTGCGGTATATCCAGCTTTCCAGGTGGCTGGCGTCCAGGAAGTTGGTGGTCATGCTGCCTCCTTGACTGCATTCAGCAGGTGGCTGACCGGCACCGGGCAGACGGCATTGCCCATCAGGTGCACGGCGAGTCTGTGGTTGTCTGGCAGTTGATAGCTGCTGGGGAATGACATGGCGTCCCGGCATTCAAAGCGAGTGAGCATGCGCATTCTGTCACCGTCAACAGCGGCCCAGCGGTCGCGGGTGGTGATGGTGCCGATGGGTCTGTCGATGCTGCGACCGGTTTTGGTGTTGCCGTAGTAGCTGATCAGGAAGCGGTCACCGTGTTGCTGGCGTCCTGCATTGATACGTTCCAGTGTGGCCTTGGCTCTGCCGGGTTTGTTGATCGGCTGCCAGTTGCCTGCATCAAAGTCGATGAATGTGCTGGCCGGTACCGGCGCGAGCTTTTCGAGTTTGAGATTGATCGGCTTCTGGCTTTTAGTGAGTACCAGGAACATGCGGATCCGGTTTTGTGGTGCGCCGAAGTCTGCTGCATCGATGACATTGACACTGATGCTGTAGCCTAGGGCTTTGAGTGCCAGTTCCCATGCTCGGTGGAGCGTCCAGTCAAGAAACTCCTTGACGTTTTCGACTACGGCCACGGCAGGCTGATGAAACTCGAGTGCTGAGATAACAGCCCATGCTGTGCTTCGGCTGGCGTCGTGTTCTGCATTGCCTTTCTTTTTGCCGCGTGCTTTGCTGTGGCCCTGGCAGCAGGGGGAGGCGAGCAGAATGTCGTGTGCTGGCACCTTGGCCCAGTTCGCCTGATGCAAGTCCTGACAGATATGCTGAGCATCCGGGTGGTTCTTGCTGTGCCATTCAACGGCATCTGGCCAGTGGTTAGCGGCCCAGACAACCTTGATGCCTGCCATCATGGCGCCTGTAGAGAAACCGCCGGCACCGGCGAATAGGTCAATGGCGTTCATGCTAATTCCTTTATTCTGAGTGAGTCGCGGCTCACGGTGGCTGTAAAGCTCTCTTGTCCGTCGAAAGCCTCAATCTTCACTCTGTGCTTGGTAAAGCCAATCACCTTTGCAGCGAACATCTGCGGATTGACGGCAAAACCATGAGGCCCTTTGTAGATGTACTGGCACTCATCACCAATCTGTAAACCGTTACTCATGCTCTCTCCAATTCAAATTCATACCCGCAGTCGCTACAGGTGAGGGTGTCCATGTGTTCGCTGCACTTGGGGCATTCGTTAAGGCGGCGGGTGATTGTGTGGCCGCATTCCTTGATGCCCTTAAAGTGGTCATAGCTGGGATCGTTGTTAGCCATTTCGCTTTTACGCATGACGGCGGGTTTGCCATCTGTCCAGAAACTGCAGTTCGCACCGGGCTTGTTCTTGACGCTCGGGGTGGGGCAGTTGTCATAGGTGCAGGTGGTGCAGCGGCCGATGGTCATGCTTTTACCTTTGGTGGGTTTGGCGCATAAACCCAGTGATTCACCTTTTCATTGATGTCAAAAATCAGGTAGTCATATTCGCCTTCTGACTCGCGCTCATAATAAAAACCAAACCGTCTGACCATGCCGTCATCTTCATCAGCGTCTGGATAGTCACCATACTCATCAACAAACTCAAAGTGACCGTAATGGGCCAGCATCATGTGTGGTCTGGGTTTTTCGTTTCCTAGCCAAACCAGTACGGCTTTGTTTTCTTCGGGTAACTGTTCTGTTTTGCTTATCCAGTTTTCCATTGCCTTACTCATTGTCATTTAAGCTGCGGTGGCCGGTTAGATAACCCAGTATTTGCCGTCTTTAACGCCTTGATGAATGTCAACATCAAAGGCCGTTTTGTACTCGTCAGATTCAGGCCAGAGATTGATTTGACACTCACTCGAAGAAATTGAACCGTCTGAACGCTCTGCGTACCGATACACGGTCAAATCCTCAGCAGTAGTTGCTTTGGTTAAAAAAAGAAGCATGTCAATAAGCTGGCAGATAGACTCATCACTGCCCTTAACAAGCTGCTGGCCATCTTCTGAAATAAATTCAAGTCCCATCATTCAGTTGTTCTCCTGTGCTTTATGCGGTGGCAGGCCGCTAACTCTGCTATGGCTGCTATTTGTTGCTGTACTTGCAAGCAATCCCAAGTCTCCTATTCACAGCCGGCCAGGCTATTACTGGTGCGTGTCTGCGAATTTCCACGCCGCACCGCATTAGAGAGCAACCTGAGCGGGCATAGATTTTTCACCAAATATGCGTTTAGTTAATAAAGTGCCCAGGCTGCTCTGTAATACGCTCTGGTTACGGCTCCAGAGACACCGCTTGATGCGTGTCCGGTGATGTTTCACTGACCGGTGCCTCGGTACCGGCCGGCAGTTTCTACAGAGTCTTAATCTAGGAGCGCTCTGCTGACTGCTGCGGCGTTATTAGCCCCACTAGGCCGCGATGGGTATCTGAGCCATCAATCAAATTTAATAAAGTCGCGCCGCCCCATTTTTGGCCACTTGATTTTTGGGTGGCGCTCTTTATCGCCTCTTTTTTTACTGTGCCTTTTGACGTTGGCGTTATATTCTTCAGCGAAAGCAATCCCCTGATTTGCACCAAATTTGAGACGCTCTAAAAACTGCTGCATAAATGGGTTGGTGCCTGGATACCATTCATTCGGTGGATGTGGCAGGCCACAACGTGTCATCGCGACTAATAGTGATGAGTGAATTGCTTGCTCTTGCATAAGTGAGCCTTCAATAATGAAAACCTCTTTAATCTCAAAGGGGTTGCCGGTTTGCAGTTCGGCTATGCGGCGAAGAGTTGTGCCTTCTTTAGAGAAGTCAATCTTGATAAATTTCTGATCCAATATTTCAACTACATAAATCATGTTTTAGTCCTTTACTTCACAGGCCCGCTGGGCGGGCTGATGGGGTAAGGCCATCAGCCATGAGCAACTTGTTATGTGGCAAATGCCTCCAGTTTGATTTTGGCTTTTGCGCCTTCGTGGCCGAATTGCTTGATGAGGTTTTGTATCCGTCGGCGGGCTTCGAGGTCTTCGTCAAAAGGTTCTAGTTTGACTTGTGAGGCTCGTTTGATGCGTTGCCTTGGGGTAACGAGGCCGAGTCGTTTTCTTCGCCTGTGTTCGCGATTGATGGCGTTTCTGCAGTCACGGCAGCGGTTGTCTTTGCCACTGGTGTGGCATTCGGAGTTAGTGAACTGCGAAATGTCTTTTTCCTGGTCGCAGTGGATGCAGATTTTCTTTTGTTGGAGTGGCATGTTCATTAATGACTCCTTATCCGTGTTGGTCCATAAGTGCTGCTGCAGCGAACAGGATGTTGAGGCTGATGATGAGCTTCATTTCTATCCAGATAAGTGCTCGCAGAAGTTTGGTAAAGGCTTTCACGCTTGCGCTTCCATGGCTGGTGTGACTTTGGCTGGTCGGGTGTTCCAGCGGTCATAAACGGCGTGCAGGGCGCTGATGGCGGTTTCTGGTGTGTTGATGAACCAGTATTGCGGTTTGGTCTGGATGTCGCAGCGGTTGCACTGGATGATGACGGCGTGGTCGTCGTGCTCCGGGTTCGGGTGTGACCAGGGGGCGAGTTCGACGTGATCGTGTTGGCCGCAGCTGGGGCAGGGTTCGATTCTGGTGGTGTTGATGATGCCCTGGCATTGGTCGACGATGTTTTGGAGCTGCAGGATGTTTTCGCGGCTGATGTCGAGTTTTTTGTTTAGTGGGTAGAGGGGGTTCATGGTCTTTCCTTAATCAACAATTGCGTTGCTGCGACCGGGTCTCTCGATTGATTCGGCCATTTCTTTTGCGAGTTCGATAATTGCCCAGTTACAGGCTTGAACAGCTAGATCACGGCAGGTGCAGTTTTCTGCCTCAAAGTCTTCAATTCTGATTTCCACACCTTTGGTCGGGTGGGCTTCGATGGTGACTTTTCCGAGCTTTGTTAGTTGGGATATGTTTGGGTCAAGGCTCATGCCGCTTCTCCCTGCAGGTCGGTTTTGATTTGTTCGAGGACACTGCCAATAGTGGGGTCGACGATCTGCGAGAGCTTTTCGAGGACGCTGAGCTTGAGGGGCAGGTCTTGAATGGTTTTGCCAGTGGGTTCGATGAGACGGTTTTGTAGTTGTTCTATCGCGTAGTCGATGTCTTTCTGGCTGGGTGTTTGTTTTTGCGAGTCGGGGCTGGATTGCTTCGCTGTACTCGCAATGACAGGTTCTGCTGGAACGGTTGCAGGCGGTGCCGGTGACTTCACTGCTGGCTTGCTGCCGTTGTGCCAGTCCTGCATGGTTTTCTTGCCGGCTGATTGTTGGCGGCGTTTTTCTTCTGCCTCGGCAATCTTTTGTCTGTTGGATTGCGGTGGCTGCTGGATGTCTGGCAGGACGCCGTGTTTGTAGCCGCTGAGGTCGTATGGCTTTGTGCTGCCATCGTCGCCGACGCTGTAGGTGTGGCGGGCTGTTCTCTTGATGTGCTGACGGGAGAGCAGGCAGGCCACGGCTCGGTCGATTTCAGTTCGCGTCATTTTATGCGCGAGACGTTCGTGCAAGCCGGTGATGCTGTAGCTGGCCGCCGGGGTGCGCATCATGGTGTGCATGATTTCGTCTTTGATAAGTTGGTAGCGCTGGGTCATGGGTCAGGCTCCTTTGATGTGTTTGCGCCATTGGTCTTCAATCCGCATCCAGTGAAGCGGGTTGATTGTGCCTTGCCACATAAATGCTGATGAGACGGTGCCGTGCGGGTCTTCTTTTAAGTCGCCGCTGATGCTTCCAAGGCGACCACCTTCGTGCCTCAGTTGTCTGAATTTTTGCAGCGCGTCTTTGTTTGCCAGGAACAGGAAGAATTCGACGCCGGTGGTGCTTGTTTTCATGTCAGGCTCCGTTCAGCAGGTAGTCAGGCAGCCATTGGGCGATTGCCAATATGCCGATGATGATCGCGGCTTCGATGGCCGGGCGGGGTGTTAGGCGAAGATCCATTGGAAAACCCCGAAGGCGCAGACGCCACAGAAGAAGCCAGCGCCCGCTGTGATACGGAATACGGTGAGCAGGCTGTATTGCTTGTGCGGTGGTGTGCCGCGGTATTCGATGGTGTTGTGTGCCTGGTGCATGATTCGCTCCTTAAAATCCGAGAAGATCGGTTGCGGTGCATTTGAACTGATTGCAAATCCTTTCCAGCGCATCTGGCTTTGGCAGCTTCTTGCCGGTTTCATAGTGATTGATGCTCACGCGTGAAATTGATGTGGCTTGGCTCAGTGCCTTTTGAGAGAGTCCTTGTTCGATGCGTCTTTTCCTGATGTTTAGTGAAAAAGCTTTCTTGTTCATAAGCGCTCCATTTTTAAAAGCCGCCAGGCGCGACGATTCGTAAACTGCAATTACAATTTACCGCTGAGGTAAAAACATGTCAATACCGCTACGGTAAATTTTTTTGCTGAGCGTGTAAGAGGTTTGTTTTTTTGATATTTTTGGGTAGAAAAAGGGAGGATGTTGAATGCAGGTTCTATTGATTATTTTTGCTCTTATTAATTCGAGCGAGACCCTTGCTGATTATTCAAAGGAAGATATAGATTTTTGTGAAAAGGTAGCTGATAAAGCGTTGAGAGAAGATTGTTTTGGCAGGATTGCGGACGGTCTAGCTGTCAAAGGCTTGCTTGGCCGTTCAGACTTCTACATCGGTGGCTGGGAGATGGGGGCATTTGAATCAAAAATAGAGAACAATACTTCTCTATATGCATACGTCCATTCAAACGAAACCTTTCGTGATGATTATGGTGAGATCGTTATACCCAGGCTTTATTTGAGGTGTCATGACTCAGTTATTGAGTCTTACATTAATGTTGGCGTATATCTTGGTGCTGATAACGTTGATGTCATCATGCGTATTGACGATGTAAAGCCCAGTAAAGAGCGGTGGGGATTGTCAACTGATGGCGAGTCTGCCTTCATTCCAGGGGATGGTGTGAATCTAGCAAGGGCAATCTCCATATCAAAAGAAATTGCTGTTCGGTTTTTGCCCAGTAATGTGCCGCCTATTGAAGTTAGCTTCGACATTCAGGGTGGTGATTCTGTAGCGGCTGCGATTCATGCCGCTTGTGAGAAAGGCGGGAGCTAGTCCCGCAGTTGTTACCTAGTGAAAGTGTCCGCCAATGCTTTGACTACTACACCTATGATCTTATGGTTATGTCCGAACTGAATCATTTTATAGTCATTGTTGAATGACTTTAGATAACTGTTTGGTCCATCAAAAACAATCTGCTTGATCATAAGATTCTTATTTTCGAGATCCACAACCAAAACAACATCAAGATTTTTTTCTTTTTCATTAGGTTCAACATAAACAGTGGCTTGGTCTGGTATAGACTGACCAACCTCTGAAGTCATTGCATCTCCGGACATTTTCGTAGCATAAGCAGATGAGCTCAGGTTTAGTCCGTCTGGTATAGGTATCTGACTAACATTCTGATGGTCAGTTGAGCTCAAATGATTTCGGTCAAACCGCTCTACAATTTCTTTGTATTCAAACAACGGGATTCTCCTGTTTCCATAGCCTTCAGTGGCAGGAGAGTCTTCAGCAATTTTTGAACCGCCGCGCGCTTCAAATGAATAGTTGTTGTAATGGACAGTGTCCATCCATCCTTCATAAAGCGAGTAGAAATCTTCTATTTTTCTAGCCATATCATTGCTGATTGATCTCGAGTGCTCAGTTTTTGAAGCTGAAAACCATCGGGATACAACTGTCGGAGATATGTTCAAGTCAGAAGCAAAAGAGGATTTTTTACCTTGATGCTTCTCATCAATGATTTTAGATAAATTGCGCAACCTAATCTGTTTTATGTCCATAAAAGGATTATCTCATTTGCATGATCACAATTGTTTTCCCTTAGCGGTAAAATAATTTTTTGACAAATAAACCTTTGCGGTAAATAATTGAATCATGAAACTACATGAATATTTTTACTCAAAAAGTGTAGCTGAGAGAAACCAGTTTGCTGATGCAATTGATTACTCTCATTCCTACGTGCAAATACATTTGATACCCAAAAACTCGCCTCCCGACAGGCTCCCCCCGCTCCCAAAACTCAGATTAATCTCAAAGGCCACTTCAGGTGTTGTTTCATTTGAAGAAGTCCTTGAACACTTTGAACAAATTGAGTCAGCGGCATGATTCTCTCTCGTGGTGTTTGTTTCAGCTTCATCACGGTCCTCGTTCCGGGGCGGTTTAGCCCCGGTTTTTTCAGTTTCGATTATGCCCCGTTTGCGCCTGGTTTGAATCAGGCCTTTGTATGAATTGTGAGGTCGGTCATGGAATTAGATATTCAGGTGAGTGAGTCGCACCCACTTTTGACGAAGAAAGAGAAGGTGATTTTGCAGCTGCGGGCGATGGGGCTGACGAAGAGGGAGATGGCTGAGCGTTTGCACCGGAGTGTGGCGACGATTGTGACACACGATATGCATATGCGGGAGAAGCTGGGGGCGACGAACGCGGCTCAGGCGGTTTCTTTTTCTATCGCAATGGGGATTCTGACGATTGCGGCGAGTCAGCCTGACGGGGTGCCGGCATCAAAATCGGAAAAGCGGGTTATTGGCCGCGCGACTTCGGTGCTGATGTTGTTGTTGTCGCTGGTTGGTTTGGCGCCATCGCCTGATGTGATGGCGAGTGATTGGTTAAGTAAGGGGCATGAGCAGCCGTTCCAGCGTGTTCGCGGGGGTGTTCGTGGCCGGGTTCGTACTGGGGCGAGTGGTCGTAGTGCGAGCCGTAAGCGGGATGAGTTTGAGCCGGGGGTTTTTGATGTTCGATAAGGACCCCGCATGGTGGCAGCTTGCGATCGGTTATGTGGTGCTCGGCGTTTACTGCGGATTTATGGCGTGTGTGTGGCTTTTGGGGTGGTGCTTTAGTTTGCCTGCCCGGGGGCTGCGTTGGCTGGGGGGTATGCGCTAATGGCCCAGCAGCCTGATTTCACTTTGGATGATGTGGCGGATGCCTTGGCGTATCTGGATGCGAATGTGCGGGATACGTGGATCCAGATGGGTATGGCGGTTCGCAGTGAGTTCGGTGATGAGGGTTTTGCTGTTTGGGATGAGTGGAGCCAGTCGGGCCATAGCTATAAGGCAGGGGATGCACGGTCGGTATGGCGCTCGTTTCGACGGGCCGGGATTGGTCTGGGGACGTTAATCCAGCAGGCGAAGTTGGCTGGGTATGTGCCTAAACAACGTGATGCTGATGAGCAGAAAAGGTTGAAAAAGGTGGCTGCAGCCCGGCGAAAAGCAGTGGCTAAGCAGCTGGAGCAGGAGCAGCGTGATGCTGAGGCGTTGATGTTGAACACGGCGCAGTTGGCGGAGCAGTTGTGGCCTTGTTTTAAGGAGGCTGAGTCTTCGCCTTATTTGAAGGCTAAGCAGGTGCAGGCCTTTGGCGTGCGGGTGGCTGATTACGGGATTGTGGTGGTTTACAGCGATAACCCGGATAAGCCTCACGAGGTGATTTGGGGGCCGGATGAGATCAGTGCCTTTTTCAAAGCGCCGCGCGATGAGTCGGTGAAGTTTTTGTATATCAAGCGCGGGACACTGGTTGTGCCTATGCATGATATCGGGGGGCAGTTGTGGAGCCTACAGCTGATTTTTGAGGGCGGGGGTAAGAAGTTTTTGAAGTATGGCCGCAAGAGTGGCTGTTTTCATTTTATCGGTGAATCTGTGAAAGCGGGTGAGCGCTTGGGCATTGCTGAAGGTTATGCAACTGCGGCAACGGTTCACCAGGTGACGGGGATGCCGATTGCAGTGGCCTTCGATGCTGGCAATTTGATGCCGGTGGCGCAGGCGTTTTATGAGTATTTTACAAAAATAAAGATCGTCATTTTTGGTGACGATGATCGAGAGACCGAGGGAAACCCTGGCCGAGAGAAAGCATTGGCGGCTGCTGAGGCAGTGGGCGGTGTGGCGGTGTTTCCGGATTTGATGGAGGCGAGTTGATGGATAAGAACAAGCATCACCAGATAGCTGAGTTGCGGTGTTTGATTGATGAAATCGTTAAGGGCTCTGATGTCAGTGCGGTTGGTATTTATAACGACGGTGTTCGCGTTTTATCTGCTGGTGAGTGCGTTGCCATGAAGCTGACTGAGGATGATATTTCTTCTCTGATTGTTTCTTGGGACGGTGTTGATATAACCGATCTCATCGTGGCTACTCAGAACAAGATTTTGGGTTTGATGCCATGAGTGAGCAGAGAATAACAGACTTTAATGATTTGGCGGCAGCTCATGGTCATGATGCGGTTAAATCGTCAATTGCAAAGCAACTGGAACAACCTGACGCACAGCGCCAGCCTTCCCAGGGGGATAAGCCGCGCGAAAAGCCTGCGGCAAGCATCTGGAAGAAGCAGCTGCGGCGGAATGATAAAGGCGGGCTGATTCCCTGCGCTTATAACGTGCGGTTGATTCTGGATAACGACCGTGCCTGGCAGGGTGTGCTGGCTTATTGTGATTTTTCTTATCGAATCCTGAAGCGGCAGTTGCCCAAAATCCCTGAGTTTGAGCTAGGCGAGTGGGATGATGCTGATACTGCAAGAACGAAGATTTGGCTGACAAAATGTTATGGGTTTAACCCCTCCAAGTCAGATGTTTTGGATGCTTTGCTGGCTGTTAGCCAGTCTAACCGCTTTCACCCTGTTCGTGAGTATCTTGAGTCTATTCGGTGGGATGGTCAGCCAAGGATTGATCGATGGCTGACTCAGTGTCTGGGTGCCAAGGCGCAGGCGGGGGCGGATTATCTGCAGAAGGTGAGTCGCTTCTTTTTGATTTCCGCTGTTGCGAGGGTTATGCCGCCACTGGTGCCTGGCCGTGACAATAAAGTCGATACTGTGCTGATTCTTGAGGGTCAGCAGGGTATCAAAAAGTCGACTGCGGTAAAGACTTTATTTGGTGAGTGGTTTTCTGATGCACCGATCCCGATAGGGGATAAGGATGCTTATCAAAATATCACGGGGGTGTGGGGCGTTGAAATGGCTGAGCTGGATGCCTTTAATAAGGCAGAGAATACGGCGGCGAAGCTGTTTTTCTCGCAGCAGCGGGACAGGTACAGGCCCAGTTACGGGACGTTTGCCCGCGATTTTCCCCGTCAGTGCGTGTTTGTCGGCACAACCAACCAGGATGAGTATTTGAAAGATTACACGGGTAACCGGCGCTACTGGCCGGTGATGGTGACTCGTGTTGATATAGAGGGTTTGTCTGTATTTCGCGATCAGTTGTGGGCTGAGGCGATGCATGCTTACAAAAACGGTGAGCGATGGTGGGCTGATGGGCCTGAAGAGTTGGCTATGTTCGAGAATGAACAGAGCAGCCGGATGCAGGCAGATCCGTGGGAGTCGATGCTTCAGGATTATCTTGACAGAAGTACCGAGGAATATTTCTCTGCTGCCCATTTGCTGATTGATTGTATTGGCCTGGATGGCGGGCATATGACTCGCGCTCATCAGAATCGATTGTCGCCAATCATGAAGTCGCTGGGTTGGAAGTCTCAGGTGAAATGGGTTCCCGACCCAGTGAGTGCAGTCAAAAAGCAGCGGCGGGTTTATGTGCGTCCAGAGTCAGATGAGGCGCCTTTCTGATGCTTTTGGCTGTAAACAACCAGTTTTGTGACAACCGTGACAACCTTGTGACATCCGTTTTTTTTGAGGTTGTCACGCTCCTAGACCCTTATATTCCTGCGTTTACATCATTTGTGACAACCGTGACAACCTCTACACGTGACATGCGTGCAGGCGCAGGCACACACGCGCGCACGCACATGGATGTGGATGTAACAACGTCACATAAGGTTATTTATAACCATAAAACAGAGACTTACCACCGTGACAACCTCTACTTTGTGGGTTGTCACAGGTTGTCACGGTTGTCACATGATTTCTTTTTTCAATTTGGAGGCTTGTTTATGGCTGATGAGGTCGATAGAGCGAATGATGTGGTTCAACGTCATCTGGATGCAGTGCTGAATGCACACAAAGTGCCTCACGCTATGGCTGATGAATGTGTGGAGTGTGACGCGCCCATCAGTTCTGAGCGACAAAAAGCGACCGGGGGGACTGACCTTTGTGTTGATTGCGCTGCTGCCGATGAAAGAAAGCGGAGGCTTTATCGTTCATGAGTGAGTCAGTTTTAAATCAAGCCGGGAAGAAGTTTGATCAGGACAAACCACGTTATGACTTGATGCCTTTGCTGGCCGAACTGGAAGTGGTCGAGGTGTTGACTTATGGCGCGATGAAATATGACGAACATAACTGGCGAAATGTGTCACCGCTGAATCAGCGCTACTACAGTGCAGCACGGCGTCATCTTCAGTCTTTTCTCAGTGGTGAGAGGCGAGATCCTGAAAGCGGCCTGCATCATTTAGCGCATGCGAGCTGCTGTTTGCTGTTCATGCTGCAGATGGATATTGAATCTGAGCATGCTGAGTCTTCAAAATCAGAAAACGGGGGGCGGGTTTGATGATTGATGAGTTTCCTAAAGAGCAGACCAAAGCGTATCTGTATCGTTGGGGCAAATGGGCATCAAGAGATAAAACACGAGCACTGGGTTTGCCGGCGGTGTCGTCTCACTTGATGGATCACACCCAATATCACGAGGGTGATTTTCCAACAGAGGAACAGGTTGAGCAGGCATTGGTTGAGCTCGGCCAGTTCGATCCTTTGGCCATGGAAGTCACAAAACTGTATTACACCGGCCTGGATGATGATGGCAATAAACTGAGTTGGGACCAGGTTGCTGAACGTGCCGGTTGTGGGCTGAAAAAAGTCCGGGCGGCCCATAACCTGGCCATTGGTTACGTTGCTGCCTGCCTCGGGAGAGTTCAGTGTCGACAGTCCGCCTGAACCTTTCTCGCTTACCACCTGATAAGAAACAGTTCGCATGGAATTGGATAAAGCAAAACAAACCTGCATTGGCAGATTTGCTGCAGGAAAGCTTCTTTAAATCTGCGCAGGAGGTTTTCGGTGGTGAGATTGAGGTTGAATTAGAAGCTAGTGAAATCAACGATTTAAAAGAAAAGTTTGCAAAGGGACCCCAAGCAGGTGTATAAAGTCTCTCAAGATTCCATAACTGCCTCTGAAGCTTGCTTCCGGGGCTTTTTTTATGCCTAAAAATCGAGACTATCCTTTGTTTAATTCTGAATTGACTCAGCAGATAGCCGACGGTTACCAGGCTGTTTTGACAAAGACCGCATATGGATTCAGCGCTTTGGGGCTTTTTGTGTCTGGACTGACAATTGAACAAATCACCGGGGTAGCGGTCGGGGTATGTTCAATCATCACAATGATAGTCACAGCAGCAATCAACTACAGATACAAGAAAAAGCTGATCGAACAGATTGAGCTAACCAATGCACTGAACGATTCATCGTATGAGGATAACCGTGAAGGCTGACTGGTACTTCATGCAAGTAAGTTTTTGGGTCCTCCCCGGGGGTGCCAGCGCGCGTCGATTTTCTGCTCGGTGAAAAAAGTGGTGTGGCGGTCTATGGGGGGTTGTATCCCGGGTCGCCATGGTGGTCAGGTTCTCTTATCGGTCTAACTGACATTGCCCTGGACCAGTGGCAGGCATTTCGCGGCAGTAGCGCCGCTGAGACAGTTTTCTTTGAGTGACAATCATGATTATTGACCTGGATGCGCCTGCGAACAAAAGCCATATCGCGATGGCGATTGGCAAAAGCCAGCAGGCAGTGTCGAAGCTGGCCAAGAAGATCGGGTTGTCACGTAACGCCACCAACGGTGAATTGCTGGAAGCGATATTCTCGCGACTGAGTGATGAAGCCGCTGGCCGCGGCGGTGAAGCACAGCAGGAACTGACGCAAGCGCGGATCCGCGAGTCACTGGCCAAGGCGCAATCATCAGAGATTTCAAACCTGCAGTCATTGGGTGCCCTGGTGGCTGTGGAAGATATTGAACCGCTGCTGGAACAGTGGGCCACGGTTTCGCGTGCGGAAGTGGCAAACGCATTGAACAAGATCGTCGCTGATATTGAGGGTGCTCATGATATTGCTGTCGATCAGGACATGGTAAATGGTCACATTAACTCAGCCTATCGCATCATCGGTGACTATCCCGGACGAGATCCGGCAGGCGACCAGAGCGACGCTGCAGGCGATGCTGAACCGGGTGGCGCGGAAATGGATACCGCCTGAAAACCGAGCAACGCTTGAATGGCTACGCGATGAGTTCGTGTTGCCGCCTGAGTCTGGTGACCTGGCTGGTAAATACAATGTCGACTATGTCCCTTATTTCTGGGGCGTCAGTTACATGATGGATTCGCCGACCTGCCGTGTGCTTTCACTGATGAAAGCCGCACAGATCGGCTGGACCTTTTACCTGGTTGGCTTTCTCGGCAAACGAATCGAGTGCATGCCGGGCAACATCATGGTGCTGTTCCCTAAAGAGGGTGCGGCCCAGTCGTTCGGTGAAGAAAAGCTGGTGCCGTCGATACGGTCTACCGCGGCGATGAGTCGCCTGGTTGATGTCAGCAAAGCACGGAAAGACGGACAGCGGTCACTGTTTAAGAAGTTTCCCGGCGGATTCTTGAAGATGGTCGGGTCAAACTCGGCCAGTAACGTGAAGTCGACACCGGCGCAGCTGGTCATTGCTGAAGAGCCGGACGACACCAGTGAGAACGTCAAAGACCAGGGCGATGCCCTGCGTCTGGTTCGGGAGCGTCTGAAACGCCAGCGCAGCGGCAAGCTGATACTTGGCGGCACACCTTCGGTGAAGGGCGTGTCCCGGGTGGAAGAGTTCGTGAACATGTCGGACCGGGCCTCGTTGCCTATTCGCTGCCATGACTGCGGTGAAAAGCATGTGCTTGACTGGGAAAACGTCAGCTGGGGTGAACGCACTGACAACGTGACGCACACAGTTTATGGCAAAGCCGATCCAACATCGGCTGTTTATGCCTGCCCACACTGCGGCAGTGTCTGGGATGACTGGCAGCGCAAGAAAAACATATATGAGACCGTCAAGACGGCGTTCGATGAAGGTGATCCGTATTGCGGTTGGGAGTTTGAAAGCACACCGACCAATGGTGCCTTTATCGGGGTGGAAAACCTCAGCGAACTGTATGTTTGCATACCCGGTACCAGCCTCGCTGACGTGGTCCGTGATTATCTTGAGGCGGAATACGAAGCCGAGCACGGTGACGAATCGGGCCGGATCGTGTTTACCAACTCGAAACTGGCTCTGCCATACGAGTACAAAAGCAACACGCCAGAAGCCGACGAGCTATCCGAGCGTGCCGAGGATTACGAAGAGTTTACCGTCCCGCATGGCGGCCTGATCCTGACCGCCGGTGTCGACGTTCAGCATGATCGCCTTGCCGTTACTATCTGGGCCTGGGGCCGCGGCGAGGAAATGTACCTGGTTTACTGGGGCGAACTCGCAGCCAAAAGCACCACGGTTGATGTGAATGACCCGGTCTGGGAGGAACTCGACCAGCTGCTGACCAGACCGTACAAACATGCTGCCGGTTGGCAGATGTCGATTGAAGCGGCCTCCGTGGATTCATCGGACGGTCAGACCAATGACGCGGTCTACAGCTTCGTGCGGAAACGCCAGAAGCGTGGCGTGTTAGCAGTTAAGGGGTCATCAGACGACTACGGTTCGCGGGAAATATTCAGCCTGCCGAAGAAGATCGACCCGAAATCAAAAACCAAGGTCAGCAAGTACGGGCTGCGGACGTTCATCGTCGGCACCTACAAGGCCAAGGAACTGCTGATCGGCAGCAAGGGCCGCATCACGCTGACCGGCAATGGCCCGGGCCGAATGCATTTTTACAAGGGCGTGCGGGCTGACTTCTATGACCAGTTGGTCTCTGAGGTACTGGTTCCGCACCGGCTGAACCGCCGCAAGCTGACCTGGCAAGTGAAGTCAGGCGTTCGTAATGAAGGCCTCGACTGTACTGTCATGGCATTGCATGCCGCGCGCTCGGTGAAAACTCACAGCATGTCGCCTGCGGCGTGGGATGCACTGGAAGCCAAGCTGCAGCAGGCGGATATGTTTAGTGAGTTGCCTGATAACCAGGCAGCCTATGCTGTCATTGATGAACCCAAGCCACGCGGCCGCCGCGTGATCAGTAGTGGAGTGGAATTGTAATGGCTGGAATCACGCTGGAACAAGCTGAAACCAAGCTGCAGTTGTGGCTTGATGCTGATGATAAGGTCGCCCGCTCACAGTACTACATGATGGGTGATCGCCAACTGACGCGAGCCAATGCGGCAGAAATCCGTCAGAACATCGATTATTGGCAGCGTAAAGTTGATCGCTTGTCTCGCGGTGGTGGTTTACCAATGATGCGGGGTCTACCTTGTGATTAAGCCGATTTCAACACAATTTGGCAGCTTTCTGTTGCCTGCTGATGTTGCGCGGAGCCTTGCTGAAGAAAAAGTTAATGGTGCCTTGTCAGGCGGTTATGATGGTGCCAGCAAGCGCCGCCGTTCAATGCGTGATTGGCGCGCTGCTGGTAGTGATGCTGACAGTGCTTTGCTGGATGACCTGGGCACATTACGCGATCGCTCAAGTGACCTTATCCGCAATAATCCATTGGCCGGCGGTGCGATCAGCACTAAAAACACCTCGGTTATCGGATCCGGCTTATGGATGAAGTCAGCTGTGAACCGGGAATATCTCGGTTTATCAGAAGAGCAGGCAGAGGCTTTTGAAAGCCAGGTTGAGTTTGAGTTCTCTGTACTGAGTAAAAATATTGGAATTGCAGGTCAGAGCTTTGCTGACTTGCAGTCTACAGCTTACCGTTCTCACCTGGAAAAAGGTGATGTTCTGGCTGTTCTGACCAATAGTGACAGGAAAAATCATCCATACCAGCTTGCAGTCCAGCTGATAGAGTCAGAGCGTTTATGTAACAAGGATTTTGCCAGAGACAGCAAAAATCACCGTGCTGGCATCATTCGCAGCAACAAAGGCATGCCGACCAAGTACCAGATATTAACGGTGCATCCAGGCTCAGACAGACTCAGAAAGCGCGAGTGGATTGAGCTTGATGCATTTAATGAGAATGGTCACCCCAATGTCCTGCACTTGTTCAAAGAGCTGCGCCCTGGTCAGACACGTGGTGTTCCGGATCTTGCCCCGGTCATTGAGCCGTTAAAGCAGCTGGGGAAATACACTGAAGCTGAATTGATGGCTGCTGTAATCAGTGGCATGTTCACGGTCTTCATTAAGACTGAAGGCGATGACATGCCTTCAAGCAAAAGCGCGTCCGATATCGATCTGAAAATGGGCAGCGGCACCATTGTTGGGCTTGATGTCAACGAGTCTATTGAAACCGCGACCCCAGGAAGACCTAATGCCGGCTTTGATGCTTTCTTCATGGCGATTGTTCGTGAGATTGGTGTTGGACTGGAGCTGCCATTTGAAATCCTGATCAAGCATTTCAGCTCCAGTTACTCAGCTTCACGCGCTGCGATGCTGGAAGCCTGGCGATATTTTCTCAAAGAGCGTAAGTGGTTTGCAGACAAGTTCTGTCAACCGATTTACGAAGCTTTTGTGGATGAAGGTGTCGCGATGGGCCGCTTTTACGCGCCCGGTTATTTTTCAGATCCATTTATCCGTGCTGCTTATCTGGGTGCCAGATGGAACGGTCCTCCACGCGGACATATTGATGAGCTCAAGGAAGCCAAAGCAGCCGAGATATACAACAAGCTTGGCGCCAAACCGCTGGAAGAGATCACCATGGAAGTCACCGGCGGTGATTGGGAGCGAAATCACCGACAGCTTACCAAGGAAAAGCGATTGCGAGACCGCGACGGACTCACCCAAGAAACCGGCCCTGAAGCCGGTTTTTTAATGCCTGGAGAAACCGATGAAGACAGCAATTGATTTTATTGCTAACGGCACACCATGGGCCATCACTGATGCCATGATGGAAACCATGATGATGATTGCGGACCGACAAGGTGATCCGCAAGCATTATCAGCAGAATTGGGCCGCCCCCTGAATAATACTCGTCAAGTCATCGAACGTGATGGTGTCGCGATTATTCCTCTCAACGGGCCTGTATTTCCAAAGGCGAACCTATTCACTGACGTCAGTGGCGCGCATTCGGTCAGCCAGGTGTCCCTGGATTTCAACGAGGCACTGCGGAATCCATCCATTCATTCAATTGTAATGCACTACGAGAGCGCTCCCGGCGGCAACGTAGTGGGGATTAATGAATTTGCCAACATGATGCGTGAGGCTGAAAAGTCCGTGATTGCCTATGTCGGCGGGATGGCGGCCAGCGCACATTACTGGTGGGCATCGGCTGCTGATGAAGTCGTGATCGATGCTACCGCCGAGGTCGGCAATATTGGCGTTGTCACTGCCCGCAGAATTCAAGAGTCATCAGGTGTTATCGAGATAGTCAGTTCCAGAGCGCCAGACAAAAGGCCGAATGCCAGCACAGAACAAGGTCGTGCGGTGATACAGGCAAACGTCGACGCCCTGGAAGATGTTTTTTTGCAGACAGTCGCGAGAAATCGCGGCATGACTGTGGAAGAGGTCGCGGCCCAGCGTGGTCGCGTGTTAATTGGTGAGCAGGCGGTAACGGCCGGCTTTGCCGACAGACTTGGCTCTCTGGAGTCAGTAATCGCCGGTTTATCCGGTAGTCAACAAGCTAGAGGAGGTCGTTCTATGACAACGACAAGCAAATCTCCGGCGAATAAACCGGAGCTAACCGTGGCGATGATCCAGGAGGAGCATCCCGATATTTACAACGCAATCCACCAGGCTGGCAAGGATGAAGCCCGGGCTGATTTTGCAGACATCGATGTTGATGCTGTTCGCGTTGAAGCCCGCACCGAAGGTGCAAAGGCGGAACGTGAGCGCATTGAATCAGTGCAGGCCCAATCAATGGCTGGTCATGAAAAACTGATCCAAACACTGATGTTTGATGGTGAGACCACTGGCGAACAGGCGGCGGTCAAAGTGCTGCAGGCAGAACGCGAAGGTCGGCAGACACAATACACCACCGTGACTAAGCGCCCGGATCCGGTCCCGGATTCAGATGACACCGAAATGTCCCGTGAAGATCAGTGTGGTTCGCTGGAAGAGGTCTGTCAGGCCAAGTGGGACAAGTCTGCGGATCTGCGTAACGAGTTCGGTTCTTTCAAGGCCTATCTGGCATACGAAAAGGCCGCTTCAAAAGGCAAAGTCAAAGTGCTGGGAGGTACTAAATAATGGCCACTTTAACCAAAGACACGCCTCGAGATTACACGCTGGGCGACCTGGAAGAGTATCCGGTTGTTGCGGATGACGTTATCTACGAAGGTGCTGCTGTTGGTGAAAACGACAGCGGCTATGCTCAACCACTGGTTGCCGCCAAGAAGTTCCTGGGCTTTGCGACCCGTAAAGCTGACAACAGTGGTGGCAGCGCCGGTGACCAGCGTGTGATTGTGCGCCAGAAAGGCAAGATTCGTCTGCCAATTTCTGGTTTGGCTATCACTGCCAATGACCGCCCTCCGGTTTACGCCAGTGATGACAATACATTCACACTGACAAGCACCGATAACACCAAGATCGGTTACGTGTCCCGTTGGGTTTCCACCGGCGTGGCAATTGTTGAATTTGATGCGCGAGGTATCTAACGATGGAACGCAAAATCACGAGCCGAGCAATTATCGGTGATTTTTATCTGGCACTGGAACAGGCGAACGGCGCAGGATGGGTCGATCCGGTTTCTATGCTGTTTAACTCTGATCAGGAAAGTGAAGAATACGCCTGGTTAGGTCAGGCGCCTGCCATGCGTGAATGGATTGGCGGTCGTGAGGCCAAAGGTCTGCGCGAAAGCGGCATCACCATCAAGAACAAAAAGTTCGAATCAACACTGGAAATTCCTGTTGATTGGCTGCGCCGTGATAAAACCGGCCAGATCCAAATGCGAATCAATGAAATGGCTCAGCGTGCCACTGCCCATTGGGCGCGGCTACTGTCAACTTTGATTCTCAACGGAGCATCCAGCGTTTGCTATGACGGTGAATATTACTTTGACACTGACCATGAAGAAGGTGAGTCGGGTCAGCAATCAAACAGCATCGGTGCATCAGCCTCTACCGCTACGGCGCCATCCGCTGCTGAGTTTGAAACCGCCGTGCTCAAGGGCGTTGAAAAAATCATTGGTCAGAAAGATGACCAGGGCGAACCGATGAATGAGGAAGCGAGCAGCTTCCTGGTCATGGTGCCGGTTTCCATGATGGCCTCAGCGGCTGCCGCATTGAAAAACCCGGTTATTGTTGACTCAAATGGTTCTCGGACCAACACGGTCACTAACCTGGGCGGCTTCAACTTCGAGCTGGCCGTAAATCCACGCCTTTCTGGTTGGACCGACAAGTTCGCCATGTTCCGTACCGATGGCTCTGCAGCGCCGTTGATTCGTCAGGAAGAGGAAGACCTGATGATTTCTGCAGTCGCTGAAGGCTCTGAGTTGGAGTTCAACGAAGATGTCCACCGCTATGGTGTAAAAGCCCTGCGTAACGTCGGCTATGGTTACTGGCAACATGCGCTGCTGACCACCTTCAGCTAAGGCGGTGACTTATGAAGCAGACACTTAACCAAGCCATTACCGTGCCCGCCGGCATGAAGATGAAACTAACCAAGGCGCAAGCCTCGGCCAGAAGTCATCTGCTCGGTAAAGGTGACGCCGGTACCTATGAACTTGAGCACTCGCTCGAGTTCAAGGCCGGTGAAAACATCGAGATTGTCGGTGATATCCCCAAGGGCCTGCTGCCCGCTTTTGATGATGATCAGCAAAGTAATGATGATCCTGTCGATATTGAGCAGCTGGCAAAAACCATCATCGGTCTTGATAAGGAAGACAAGGCTAACTGGACCAAAACCGAAGGCGTGCCTGACTTGAAGGCACTGACAAAAGCCTTTGGTAAAAAGGTCACCGGTGAGCAGCGTGATCAGGCTTTGACCATGATTCACAACGTTCACCTGGAAAAAATTGCCGGCACAATCGTCGCCATGGACGAGAGCGACGAAACGCTTTGGACAGATGTGGAGGGTGTGCCCACGCTCGAAGCACTGGAAAAGGCGTTTGGCGAACCGGTCAGTGAAGCAGATCGCGATGCAGCATTAAAGCTCGTTGTGACTGATTAAGCTGATCAATAGCAGATAAAAAGGCCCGGTTATGCCGGGCCTTTTTTATTTCATAAGTTTGAACGGTAGATAAATATTTATCACCTAGTTATTTCTTAGATTGAGGAAAAGACTGATGAATAGAAATGAGCAAGAGATTGAGAAGCAAATTCAGGACAAGGGTTTGAATGCCCCTCGCCTGAATCCTGAAATGATTGATGAAACTATTGTGCATGAGCAGTATCACGTTTTCCCCGGCACAACTATGACGGTATGTGCTCTTACACTAAAAAACGGTTACATCGTGTCCGGTGAAAGCGCAGCAGCTTCACCAGAAAATTTTGACGAAGCAATTGGTCGAAAGATTGCACGCGAAAATGCGCGCAACAAGATTTGGGCTTTTGAAGGTTATCTGCTCCGTGAGCGGTTGAGTAATCAAGCAGTCTTAGGTCAAACAGAAGCAGAGTAGAAAACAGGCCCGTTAATTCGGGCCTTTTTATTTCAGGGTCTGATTATGAGCTTAGAACAAGATATCCGTGAGGATTTTGCCGAGGATTTTCTCGACACGAGTGAGTTCGGCAAAACACTTACCTATCAACCCAATGGCGGTACCAGTAAACCGATCAAGTATTTTCCGCTGAAAACAGAAACCCATGAGGTCGATGAAGATGACGGCAAGTGGCGTGTACGTGAAAAAGTCGTTTCCATTTCCAGCTTGAGCGATGAAGGTGTTGTCGAGCCAGATGTTCTGGATAAGGTCACTATTGACTCAGAGGAATGGGCGATTGAAAGCATTGATTCAGACAGCGTCGCCGCGCATCGACTTAACTTGCTTCGCCGTGAATTACTCGAACGCGCTTCAACCAGCAGGAGACGTTTCTGATGCCACAGACACCGTCAGGATTGATGAGTCTGCCGCTGTCGCATTTGCGGCGGCTGGTGTCTGAGTGCGAAGCATTTCAGACGTGGACGGGCGCAGCTGATGCTACGGAGGCGCTCGAACACATTCACCTGGTCGAGTTGCCGCAGGGTGATTTGGTGCGGCCGTTCGCGCTGATTGGTTTCGGTGCGCGATGGAAGACAGAGCAGCGCTCGGTTCAGCTTTACACCAAAACCGGTGAGCTGTTTCTGATGTTTGAGGCGGATGTCGCCGATGCCGATCAGGCGAGTGCAGCTGATGCCATCTTCGGGTTTATGAACCCGCTGGGTGATGTGGTCAGCGAAATGCTGGAAAAAGCCGGTACCGATGATTATCTGAATGTCATCGAGCTGGAAATGGAAGAGCCCCCGCTGCGTGAGAATGAAGAAGACGCGCAGCTGAATGAAGATTATTACAACGCCATTTTCAACGTGGTGTGGAGTGGTTTCTGATGATACGCGGCAGCATTACTTACACCGGCATGGAAGGCATCAAGCGCAGTGAACTGCGCCGTGCGGTGAAAAAAGAACTGCAGCACCAGGTGGACGACTGGCACAGCAATATTCTGCCACGTCATTTCCAGCGCGGTGCCGCCGGTCGCTACAAGTATCAGGAGCGCAGCCGCAAGTATAACCGCCGCAAGTCACGCAAATATGGACACACCCGACCACTGGAGTTGACCGGTGATTTGAAGCGTCGGGTACTGCGCCGGGCAACCATTACCGGCACCAGCAAGCGGGCCACGGCCACCATGGATGCGCCGCGCTATTTGTATAAGTACAAACCCGAGCAGCCTGACAAGGCTGCGGAATTGACCGCCGTCACGCAGGAGGAAGCCACAAAAATGGCTTTCACGCTTGATCGCAACCTGACCGTGCACATCAACAACAACACTCGCAGACGAACCGTGAGGCCTTAGCCATGTCATTCAAAATGTTTTCCATCTATGCCGTGAAGGTAAATCCGACCGGCACAGAAGACGATGTGTTTCTGGACCAGATCACCAACCAGTCACACAACCTGAACCAGACCCTGTCCAAGCTGCGTTCAGATGGCGCGGCGGATGCCACGTTTTCAGCGATTGCCAAGCGGGCTTCGGAGATCAGCTTCTCCACCGCCAAGGTGGCCACGGCGTTGAGCAAAGGCGGCCTGTCTGGTTTTGCGATTGCCTCTGATGGCACCAACCCGGGTATTGATTTCTACCTGCAGCAGCATCAGCAGGGTGGCACCCGTAAAACCGGCGCCGATCATATCAAGGCGACACTGGCCACAGGTATCCTGGTGCCGCAGAACCTGCGGGCCTCGACCGATGATATGGCCAGCATGGAGTTTCTGGCTATTGGGGTTTATGACGGCACGAATGAGCCGATCAGTTACACCGCCAGTGTGGAACTGCCAGCAGATGAGATCGACGCGAACCAGATGTTCTTCGCCGGTCCTGTTCAACTCAATGGCACCACTATCGAGGGTGTGCAGTCCATTAACCTCGACTTTGGCGTCAACCTGAACCGCATCAGTGGTGATGGTGTGCCTTATGACAAGTTTGTGAACATTGCCTACCGTGAGCCGGTGATTCGTATCACGACGCATGATGTCGAGAACGCGCTGAGTGTGATCGGCGAAAATGGCACTGGCCACAGCGCTACTTGTAATTACTTCCTGCGTAAAGCCGCAAACGGCGGCGCCCGCGTCGCTGATGCCACAGAAGAGCATATCAAGCTCAGCACCACCAAGGGTACGCTGCTGGTCAGAACCATCAACGGTGATTCCGGTGAGCCTGTTGCGGCAGAGATTGAAGTGCATCCGGTGTATGACGGCACCAACGATGTGATCGGTATTAACACAGCGAGCGCAATTAGCTGATGAGTGGATTTCTGTATTTTGTCCCAGGCAAGAAGCACGTTGATGACAAGGTGCTGGAAGAAGCGGGCATTAAAGCCATCGGCAAAGCCGAAGGCCTGAGTTTTATCGGCATTGAGCGCGGCCCTGAAGGTGAGTCGGGGATCCTGTTCCTGGCTGGCCCGGTCAGCAGCGACCGGAAAACACCCCGGATAGGATATTACCCCGCTCAGCAGACCTGGCAGTCCTGTAACCACGGCAAGTTCTGGCTGG